GTCGTAAAACTCGAGCCGTTCACAGTTATGCAGGTTTCCGAAGAAACTCTACAGTCTGAGATGATTAACTTGCATGTTGCAGTTGACGAGGTACCAAGAACGGGTACCCACCTTGAAGCGTTAGACGCTAGCAGGGTTGAAGTCAATGCAACCAATATGGTGGTTGGGACCCACCCAGGAGAGCAAGTGCCTCCTGCCGGCGACAAGGTGTCGCCGGGTGAAAGAGCACAAGGTTTGATTCGTGGACTCTGTGTGGTGTTGCACCATCACGGAATCACGCGGAACGCTATGGATAGCTTCCGAACCCAGGCTACCGAATACCTCGAAACACAGGAGGAAACGGTCTTCTTCAATAGAGCGAAGTACATTACTGTCGTCTCTATGGCACGCTATTTAGGCGCGGATCATGTTGACCCGCCTAGCGTACCTGACAAGGATTGGACCCCGTCAGGCCAGTACAGAAACTGGGCCAAGGCGCGAATGCGCATCTTCTGTCGTAAGAACACCCACTTGTGGTATTCCTTCTTGCAGGCAAAGCGAGCCGCTCTGCCCCTCTCGGATGATTTGGTTTTAGCCACATACGAGAAGCACAGGAAAGCTATGAGTCTGGAGGACCCCATAGACGACAGGATGCATGAGAGCACCTTTGAAGGAGTGAAACCGCTGCTGGATAAGATCCGGAGCAGCCTTCGCTATAGTACAAGCGGTCGGGAAGAAGATTGGCTTCTCCCGGGGGAAACTCAACACGTCGCGTCCACTAAGGCGAGTTTTGAGAAAAGCCGAGCTGCCGGAGGGCAACTCGGTGCAATCATGCGTACTGTTCCGCATCTGTATGATTGCAATCCACTGAATCCGGTCGGGCGTCGTGTAGACCCCGATTTGGTCCGAATGACATTCTATCCGAGAGTCGTCATCAGTGGTCGTGTCCAGCTCAATGTGGTCATTGAGGAGTACGGGTATCCTACCGGCGAACGCCAGTGGTACTCTGCGCTCAGGAAGAGCTGTGTTTACTTTGCTAAGGAGCAGAGGACACTGCAAGCGACGATCCAGGCAGTCCTGGAACCGTTGAAGGTTCGCGTTATTTCCAAGGGAAACGCGGTCCCGTATTACGTCAGTAAGAGGCTCCAAAAAGCTTTACATGATGTGATGCGGGATATGCCTTGCTTCCGTCTCATTGGGGCTAAACTGGGTGCAACTGATCTTTTAGATCTTGCATTACGCCCTGTCCAAACTGGCACGGGTCAACTCGAGTGGTTCTCGATTGATTACTCCGCGGCAACTGACTGTTTATCAGCGAGGTTGTCAGCCTCCATCCTCAACTACCTAGTTGAAGGACAGGATCCTGCCATGCAGAATGTGTGGCGAGCCGTCCTGGCTCCGCACTTTTGCAAGTATCCTTTCCCCTATGACCAGACTGTGGAACCAGTCCAGCAGGTCAATGGGCAACTTATGGGTTCGATTCTTTCGTTTCCCATCCTGTGTCTCGCGAATGCGGCACTTTACCTTGAGACCATCAAGGAGGATCCTCGTACCATTGAGGATAAGTTGGCTGGAGTTCTGGTGAATGGCGACGACATGTTGTACGTTGCGCCCAGCTCTATGTGGAAGGTCCACGTGGCAAATGGTAAACGCGTCGGTCTGACTATGAGTCCCGGCAAGGCGTATCACCATCCTGTCTATGCAAACGCTAATTCAGCGTGCTATCACTTCGATCTGCGACAGTTCAAGACGGATTCCATTCGTCGTCTGACTGGCATGAAGCGGGTTGCGGGAGTTCCTACACCTAAGTGGTCGGAATTTCGCTTCCCTGCTCCTCGCAGCTCCCTACCCTACAGCATCCCGTTTCTCAACGTGGGACTGTACTTTGGACAGAACAAGGTCCTAGGGGGAGATGACGTCGACTCGGAGAACAAATCCTTGTCCTCGACGATCAATCGACTCATTGAAGGCGCGCTTCCAGGAAAAGCGGCAGACTTGTTGGCGATGTACATTGGACGCCACAAGATGGAACTGAATAGGGAATGCGCTGGTCGCAACCTATTCCTTCCCCAAAGCCTTGGTGGCATGGGGGTCAACCCGGTAGAAGGGTTCGTGAGCACGAAGGTGACTTTGGCTCAACGGGCACTTGCGAAGCAGATGATGATTTCGAATCCGTTTGCAACTTTGGAACAGTATCCACTGAACCAAGGGCATTTCGGCACACTACCGGAGGCACCGCAACCTTTGCGGGCGCCGTGGTTGGCGGGTATCACGTTCTCAGTCGATGAAGACGGGAAGTATAACGTGGATGACAAGGCAGAAAAGCCCAATGTCATTGCTGGCAAACTGCGATCGTTTCAACGTCGTTCAAAGTTTGTGGAGTTGGATTTAGCCTCGAACGCTTCCATGCGGTTCGGCTTAACCATCAGCTCAGCTCAGCGGAGTGGCGTACCTTACGTCCACCGCCCACCTACGGCGAATGCCTTTCAAAAGCGCACCGCCCGTGACACAGTTCTTGCATATCTCGAGGAACTCACAGACACTTTGAATAAGGAACCGACTGCCCAGTTGGTGACGGCAGAGTGTTAGTGAGGGAGACCAACGTCTTGAGGGCTCGGAAGAGTAACAGACGTTAAAGAGAACCGGGAGGGGGGGTAGCTATGCTCAACCTCACCCATGCCGTTCATAGGCATAAACCACCCAAAACGGTTGGAAACCGCTTCTTCGATTCAAGGAGAACCGGACCGAGACACTTGAGCTGCTTGCAGTTCGTGGAAATGCCGTACTAAGAGTAACCGACAACTGAGACTAGACTCAGCGGTGCTCGGAATTGGTCGAGAGACTGCACGGGTGGGCGGATGTGCGAAGGGGGGTCGAAACCTCTCTCGTGACGATAATGAACTTCGATAGTAATTCGACTAGATGCCTATGGCTCACAGCGTAATCGAAGATATCCGGTGGTATCAAGCCACTTCGTCATGGACTCTATAAGGGTCTAGAGCGTGCACCGTTCCTATGGATGAACAGTCCCTGGTAGTTCGTCAGGGAGGGCATACAACGAACCGTATCCCAAATAGCAGATGAATTCAAACCGTTCATCGAACCAGGGCCAAGGCAAGGCCAACGGAAAGAATCGGCCAAAGACCAATCAGAAGAAGCGCAACGCGGCCGGACCCCCGGCTGCACCTCAACCGCCTAGGAAGAGGCAGAAGCGTCAGGAATCTGCCGCGGTGGCGTACGCTACCGGGCAAACCGGGAAGGGGGCGACCGTCCAAGCCTCCCGCGACATGTGTAGGGTTACACATCGCGAGTTCATTGGGAACGTGACTGGGAGCACCGCCTTTGCGATTGCTGCTCAGTTCTCCTTGAACCCCGGACTTGTTGCGAGCTTCCCATGGCTCTCCGGCATTGCGCAAAACTGGGAGACGTACCGCTTCAGGCGGCTCCGTCTTTGTTTCTACACTCGAACGGGAACCAACGTTCCGGGCTCAGTGATCATGGCGCATGATCCCGACGCATCTGATGCGGCGCCTGCTACCGAGCAGGTGATGACGACCTATGAGTCGGTGGAGGAAGATGCTCCTTGGAAGGACATCTGTCTGGAGATGCGGCCATCCTCTCTCCATGACCTCGGTCCCCGTAAGTTCGTACGAACTGGGGCATTGGCGGCGAACCAGGACATCAAACTGTATGACAGTGGCAATGTCTTCATCGGTACCGTCGATGGTACGGCTGTGAGCTGGGGGAAACTCTGGTT